TCTACCTGCTGTTATCAGGCCGAACCCTTCGCCAATCCAACTTATTTCGCACGGGTTTGCCTCAGTGCCATTGGTTACTAGTCTGGCATGTCCAATGTTGTTACCATAATTCAGAGATATGTCGAGAACGTAGAAGCCTTTGTTACCAAGGCTGTTACCAGTAGTATCGAAGATGATCTTTGCCCCATCTTCCATTATAAGTCTGGTATTCCACAGCAGGAAGTCGCCCTTTAAAGTAAGAGTGACATCCTTCTTAATTGTTAGTGTTCCGCCCTTACTCCAGATCGCAGCAGATGGATTTGGGGCATTCGCAACAGAACCTGCCCACTGGAACGGGTCAGGCGTTGTACCGAGGGTCACATCATAGTCGAACGAAATAACATAAGACGGGTTTATGATGGTATCGCCAGTGGTCGGGGAATCGCCACCCGCCCACATTGAAGAAGCGGAAGCATTGCCGTTTAGTTGTGCGGTTATTTCAGCCATTTTTTTATCCGTAGGTCAGTGAGAGCCTGTCATCCCAAGCGTGTTGGAATCCGATCATATTGTTTGCACCGAGCGCGTACTTTACTGATATGTCTGGATATGCACTGCTATCAATCCGCATGATTCTCCAAGCTGCATCAGTGCTAAGAGTTGCGGGGGTGGCCTCTCCCAAATACAGCATTGCGCCATCTTCATCTACCAACTTTGTGAACTTCACATCTACCACCTCGATTGCCAAGTCTAGCATTTCTTGCAGTTCAGCAGCTAGTGCTGCGTTACTTGAGTGCAGTACGCCTAGATCGTTAAGAATCATCATCGATCTGTTGAAAATTACGACTGTTTCTAGGTCTCCATTCTGCATCAAAGGCATGCCGAATGACGTAAAATCAACGTGAATAACGTATGGAGCATCTGACTCGGACAATTTTGTGTAGTTAGCTGTCAGTGTCAACTCTGTATCGCTGTTGACTGAATTAATTACAAAAGGCTGTCCACCCCTGCGAATGAAAATATCGCCAGACTTGACATACGTCAAAAACTCTGTGCCAGAGCCTGACACCACTGGGCTGTTTTCTATCAGCGTAACAGAACCTGCCTTGTACTGGCTCATTTATTGGCCTTTCGTGCTGACTCAGACGGTCTGGCTACCTGTAGTTTCCTGCTCGACATTTACTAGCCACCTGTGGGATTGTTTTTTGGAAGGGAGAACTCTACGATAAACTCACCCTTTTGGTCAAAGCATAGTGTATCACCTTCTGCTTTTGTTGCTATTACTCTATCTATTTCTTCTTCTGTATTGGCTCATAGATTATATTCCTAATATCATGCCAAGGTATAACGATGCTGTGCTGTTTTTGGTGATATTAGTGCCACCGCCCACGCTTTTCACTCTGATTGTGCTGCCATCTTCACAACGGATATTGGATGATTCATCACTTCCTCCACCTCTCCTAAAGGTACAGCTTTGCGCTGATACTGTTGATAACTGTGCCAACAATCCGTATCTGGTGTACGTCCCTGCTGACGAGTACCCAAAAATACCCACGGTTGATTGATAGGCGGTAATGTAATTGGATGAACTGCCAGACACCTTTGAACAATTAAGTATAGACGCAAAAGAACCGAAGTTTATTGAAAAATCCGAACCGTTGGCGGCTGTGTTGTACATAGTGACATTATTAGCATTAAGCGTTGAACCAGAAGCCATGGTAATTGTTCCGCTGAATGTGTTTGCGCCTAGTGTTGGCGTTCTTATATTTGAGCTGTTGATTGTAAGAACAGTAGCATCACAAGTGGCTAACCTACCTCCAACTTCTATATCTAAAGAACCAATAACCACAAAAGAATCCAACGCATACAAAAATGGTCTGCGGATGGTATAAGCATTTCCTATGAAGGGCAAAACATACAGCCTTGACCTGTAAGCATAGAATAGCGAACCACTGATATATGTTGTTCTTGTGTCGTTTGGTAGGATTCTCCATGTTGGCGCTGAACATCCATCAAAAGCATATACCCCCACCCCAACATTTAATACAGGGTCTATGCTGTAAGACGTAACACCAGTGTCACCCCTTATCTCTATCCAACCAAGATTAACATCTCTTGCGTCAACGCCAACGGACTCAATATAGCCAGACTTTATCAGTATCCTCGATTTCACACCGCCATACTTGTAGCCCTTGTATAGCTTGCTTAATCCCTCAAGTGCTGCACTTATGCTGTCGTAGTCACCAGTTGTTTGGTGTACTGTAACGGTAATGCCAACGGTTGACCCTATTTCTGTATCAGCACCTACGTTAAAATTAGTCCCGTCAAAAGATATTGACTTTCTTGCACCATCGCCAACATAAAACTTATTAGTTCCACTAAAGTCACCCATCTGGTAACCACTCTCACCAAAGGTAGGATTTGCAGCAGATGAAACTAAACCACCAATAACTTTGCTAGTAGATACAGTGCCAGAGAATTTTGCACTTCCTGCTGCGTCAACCCAAAATGGGTAATTGCTCCCAAAATTCGAGAATAGTATTAGCGGATTGGCACTTTCGTCGGGGACATTCACTTTCCCCATAGTTACCTTGTAGTTAGAACCGATGGTTTGAATGTAACCGCCCGCAGATCCACCATCACCCGCATCTATTAATACCCCGTCAGTTTCTTTGCCAACAGTTATCTGAGTAGTGGCAGCCAATGTTCCTGTGCTAATCTTACCCGCTGCTAGGCTAGATATTTGAGTAGAAGAAACTGCATTATCTGCCATATTAGCTGATATAAATTCTGCATCAACTGGGTTTATCTCTGTTGCCCAATCACCTAAATCAGCTACATCATTTGCAACTAATTTATCAGTAGTGAATGCCACACCTGCTGTAGGAGTACCCCCACCGAAAGAATCTACTGGTATTAAGCCATAAGTATATGTAGTGTCTTGTGCCATTTGAACGCCAGAAGCATAACTAGCATAAATGCTATTACCTATCACCCTTCTTGGTGTTCCTGTGTAGGGGTCACCAGTTCCTGCTACTATATAAAAGTCAGCACCCACATAGTCAATATCATCTGGTATTTGGAATGAAAGACTTATACTGTAGAACGTTTTTTCCGAAGTTATCGTGCCACCAATTACAGGTGCGTCATTTTTTAATAAAACTGTAGTAGATGCCCCATCACCAATTTTGTCCACTGACGTAATTGTCAGCAGTTCATCTCGATCTGTTTTTGATCCAGTTATCGTTATTGACGATCCTGTGTAAATTTTTCCTCTCAGCTTTACTCCGTAGAAATCAGCATCAGTGGGTGGGGTATATGTGATAGTAAAGTTGCCATCAGAATCCATGATCACTGCTACATCTGTAACGGCAAGAGGTGCGTCATTTTTTAATAAAACTGTAGTAGATTCCCCATTACCAAACTGATCTACTGACGTAATTGTCAGCAGTTCATCTCGATCTGTTGTTGATCCAGTTAGCGTTATTGACGATCCTGTGTAAAGTTTTCCTCTCAGCTTTACTCCGTAGAAATCAGTATCAGTGGGCGGGGTATATGTGATAGTAAAGTTGCCATCCGCATTCATAACTGACGCTACATCAGTAACTATTGCAGGTTCTGGATTGCTTACGGATATGCTGACAGGATCAGAATGCTGCCCAACACTCGACACAGCCTGAACCTCTATACTGAAAGATCGACCTGCTCCGTCATGCTTGTTTTTGTCAAACGTATAGACGTATTCAGCAGAAGTGACTAATTCTTCTCGCAGTACGTCAAGGCCTCTCCTCACTGTCACTTTGTACCCACGAAGTGTAAGGTCTAAGACACCGTTTGGTGATAGGATTGAACCGCCATTTGTAGTCGACAATTCAGCCCAACGGAACACTGCATTAGGGCTTTTAAATTTGTCAAAGCCAGAATCGTCATCAATCCTGTTTACCAACTCCAAGCGCATGATCTTCGGCAACTGAACCTGAACTGGCAAGTTAGGGTCGATAGGTGTGTCCTTTGAGATTACCGAAAGGGTTATCTCCTCCACAACACGCTCTGGAGAAACAATACCTGCCTTGCTCACGGATTGTGCTGAGAACTCATAAGTAGAGCCGTCAGATGCCATTGTCGCGGTAGCTTCGTTTCGGATGCCGTATGTTATGTCAACCCACTGTGGCGCTCCCTTTAGTCTGTACTGGAACTTACTGTATGAGTATCCCGCATCGGCAGGCGGTGTTGTTGTCATTGTGATGGTCGAAAGATTGCCTAGAATGGTTTGTGGAGTGTTTAAGGACTCAACCAGTGCCAATGCTACAGGTGAGTCTGCAATTTCAATACCGCCCTGTGATATGACCACAGGTGCTTTCTCAGAGACAATGTACTTAACGACAGAGTTGGTTAGTGAAAAGTCCTGACCCGCAATGGTGTTCAATAGACTGCTATCAAAATAAGGATACCAAGTATATGTTTTTCTCTTCGCCTTATTCTCAGAAGCCATTTTTCGTATTTCGGTACTAGTACTGAGTAATGCTGTCGGTGTCGTTATGTAGCCAGACCTTGACTCGATATTGCTCCGAAGAATAGGCAGTGGGCTTACTCTGTTTTTGACAAGAACGACAACAGTACCACCGTGACCCATGCCTCCGTGACCACCGTAAAACCTTTTAGTTTGGTCGCCAGTGGCTAAACCGCCATTACCACCGTTTACCTTTATTCGGCTTGAGAAGTCTGTAAATAGGTTCTCACAAATAATCAGAAGACCCGCTCCAGAAGCACCGCCACTACCACCGTCTGCACCGCTACCTTCTGACACGCCACCGCCTGAACCAGATGATCCCATCAGTGTGGCAGGAAGACCTTTTAGATTGCCAGATTGGTCAATGCTAATACTAAGCTGCGAGGCACTCTTATAAGTGCTTTTTGGGGCAAGGTCGGAATCTGAACGACTGTTGTACCGCCACATGCGTTGCGCCCAATTATAGTACCCGTCACGGACACCTTCACCTCCAAAATCGACATTGCCAGTAAAGCCTTTAGTTCCTCTCACTCCAGACCAGTTGCCAAAGACTGTCTGACCGACACCGCCTGAATATCCACGGCCTGAACCTTCTATTGTTGCCCCGACACCCATGGTGATGTCAGCACAGTCAATTGTTACGTTCTTATCGATGAAAAGTGTCGAGCCTTCACTAAGTACGATATTACCATCGTGGTAGTACCTGCCACCGCTAAGTGTGTCTGAGCCAGTTAGTGTTGAGACCAAGTTTTTACCGAGCGTTAGCGTATTGCTCGCAGAGTCAAGGGTGAAGTTTTGCCTCCCTTGTATGGGTAACCAACCTGCCCTATTAATTGAGGCAACATTATTACCAGATTGGACATTGATAGCGGTAGGTATCCCTGCTGTTCCAAAAAGAGACAGCGTTACTGTGCCAGACACGAAGTCTATTTCTGTTCCCTGAACTTCCATTGTTGCGTTCAGGTCACCAACGCTGTTGTAGTCTGGGTATGGCAAAGTCACTCTGACGAGATCGCCAACTTCAAAGGGGAGTCCATCACCAATAAATGTCGTTATCTTGGCTTTAATGGTCGGGTCTGAGTATCTGGCACGGATTCCCTCGGCTAGGCGCTCAACCGTTGTCTGTGCGTCACGACCTATGTTTCTGATACCCTGCAACTTTAGCGTGAGAATCTCGCTCGTAATATTGTTTCGGTCAACAGAGTCCTGATCAATGTAGATATTTCGTCTGGAATATACTTCAGAAGCATGTAGGTATTCCCACAGCAATTCAAACCTGTTCCTGATCGCTTTTGAGTCTCTTTTTATGCCTGAGAAGCTGACCGTTTTGCTTGCGTCAAGCACACCGTCAGGCATTGCAGTCTGTGGTACTGAGGAGAACCTGCGTAGACTCAACTCACCCAACTGGCTCACTTTTAGGAACAGGTTAAGTGGTCTCATTACCTGAGAAGCTAGGAACTGTTTTGCTTCTGCTTTTGGAGGATTATAGAAAGCCAACTCAAGACCAAAGAGGTCATCCCCCACATCCTCGAATGAGGACAGGTCTATTTTATCCGCTGTCAAACCTGCGTGCCAACCAACGGGAAGGGTCTTACCTGCCTGACCGTATAGATCGCCTGTCATAATGGCGATAAGCATTTTTGGAGTAGGTAATTCTAGGTAGATAAACTCTTCAACCTTCGTTCCGTTCCCCTCCGCTGAACCCTTGGCAGATACTCGCTGTGTTCCAAGCACTGATCGTGTAATGCCCTTCAGCTTCGGTCCGACAATCGAAGTGTACCTGATTATCTCGCTTGAAGTCTGACCAAACCTGTCAATGCCAGACAGCTTAACGTATCCGACAGTCTGATTTGGAGCATCAGACCATGCGCCATCGTGCGCGACCATCTGAAGACCATCTGTCGACTGCAACTCAATCTCTGTTAGGGAATCATCGCTAGTGAATGAGGTTAGAAGCACGTTTTCGATTCGCGTGAAGATGTTCTTTTTGATGAACCTCTGGGTATCTACCAATTTGATAATGTAGGTTTGTCTATCGTTATCTACAGCGTCAACCCAAAATGTAGAGACCTTCGAGTATTCAGAGAAAAGCAATTCATCGTATCCGACCCAAAGGTCGACACGGTTGCTGACAATCGTATCGTTCGCTTCATCGGTCAGCGTTCGCAGTAGGCCTGTTAATTCAGGGGTGGCTATGCACGATACGTCCATACCGCCTAGGACAGATATTCCCTGTTCTGGCGTAACATTCTGACTTCTAACGCCAACTGAGGTCGCACCGTTAAACTGCAACTCACCAGTGGCGATGTCTGCATGGCTGACAATCCAAAATGGAGTTGTTTCGTTGTTGATCTTTATAGCAAATCTAGGCGAACGTGATTTGCTTGTATTTGCGCCAACAAAAGCTTCTGATAGCTGTCTCATTTATACCTGCTCTATACAAGAAAAAGTGAACCTGAAGGTGTTAAACCTTACATCGGTAGCGCGTGATTGGGAAAACTTGCCGTGAAGCTTAACGAACATCATTCGGTCATTTTCTTCGGGGTCAGATATAGCGAATACCTCACCGCCAGAGACGGACGAAAGGAACTCAACGAAGGTCGGATAATCTGCCTCATCAATGACCGCAGTGGAATATGTCTTCACATATCGGAAGTAGTCAAGCGTGGTCTGCTGAACACTCCCGTCCATCGACTGAATGGTACTTGATGCAACATCTGGGGTCTTGCTGAAGTCAGACCTAAAGCTAATAGTAATGTCCTCCCCAAGATTGTTCACTAGGCTGCGTTTTGCATCATATAAAACCGTTACATCAGCCATTTAAGACCTGCCCCTGAGTTGAAGAACCATCAAATAATACACCATCTTTCGAGAAGAAGTCTTTCAGTTTCTCAACAATGTCGTCACCCGCGCCCGCTCCAAAGTTTCCACCAGTAATGTTCACGGACACCTGTTGAGTATTACCACCACCTCCGCCATTAACGATTGGAGCAGCGCCAACATCTGCCTTTTTGCCACCACCGAACTCTGTTGCTTTAATGGCATCTATTTGCTTGAAAGCAGCAACACCAACAGCAGCAGCAGTAGCCCAACCCAAGAATCCGCCCTGCCCGAGCGCCTTGGTTACGGCAAGAGCAGCGTTAATGTGAGCCATAGCCAGTGAATACTTCTTGCCTTCCTCAAACGTCTCTTTGTTATCAGCCTGCATCATTCCGTTTGCAATACTACTCAGTGACGTAGAAAGAGAATATAGCTGCTGTTGTTTCAGTGCTTCTGCATCCAACAGCCTCCTTTTCTCAGCTTGGACATCTTTCGCTTTTCTTATCTGCATGGAAGCAACCAACTGAGAATTGTAATCAGAGTAAGTTCGCCTCTTATCGTCAGCATCGTAGAACATACGAAGATTTTCATCGATGTTCTCTGAAATAATCTTATTCATCCCCTCATTGCGCATCTTAAATAAAGCTATTTCATCGTTGTGGTTCTGCTCCGCTCTTTCAGATGAAATCCTGTTCCACATATCAAGACCCGCAGTCCTGATAGCAATTTCTGCGTCAACAGAGTCCTGAATTGCTTTCGCTTCATGAAAATTAGCTACTCTAATATTCTCATAAGCGCCCATTCGGATGTTGTCCAACTCCATCATCTTGGCGTAGGATTCGTCTATCGCGTCCTGCTTGGCTTTCTCAGAAATAAGGAAGTTTGCCGTGGCTATGCCATTGGCGATCATTGTAGCGACTCGCTGAGACTCTTCAGCCTTTGTCCTGTCATACGCGATCTTGTTCCACACTTGGTTCACACCAATGCGTCTGTCTAATTCTTCATTCGTCAGTTGTTTCTCAACGGCTGCAACGTGTTCCATTTCCCGAAGCACGGTATCTAGTCTTGCCAACTCTGACTTACGCAATGCCTCATTAGCTAACATTGACTCACCAAAATCACCAGTTGCCAAATTGTACGCTGTCTGAAGCCTCCTCTCTGCCTCTGCTACCTGTATGAGATTCCAAGCTGCCTTTGCTGCTTCATCGCTTAAACCGCCCATTTCGGACATCATTGAGCGTAGAGCAGTGTAATCATTGGTCTCAAAAGCTTTGGTCATCGCTTCGGTGAAAATTTTAGCCTGTTCACCAGTTATTCCCAGAGCCTTGCCTACCTTATCAGCAATTCGGTTATAATCTTTGATGGTTTCATCGACCAGTTTCTGTCGTGCTTTGGTTCGTTCTTCGTAATAATACTGTCCCTTGCTGTCACTGTCATGAGGCATGGGTATAGGATTAGCAGCGAAGTCATCAAGCTTCTTCCGCAAAGAGACAAGGTCATTATTGAAGTATGTCTGGAAGTTTTCCATCCAACCGCCCGACATGGCTTTTGCCAATTCGGTCATAGTTGCTTCTTTCGCAGCAGCAGCATCTGTCTTCAGGTTTGATAGCTGACCACGCAACTCGTCAGTGACTCTTTTTGGGTCGGCAAGGAATCTGTCTCCAAATTCTTCAGAGAACCCTTTCGCAATAACACCACTGAATGTGAAGGTTTTATCCAACTCTTTTGCAGCTTTTACGAGGTCTTCTATTCCTGACTTAGACTTCATCAGGTCTGGGTACAGGACGTTTACTAACGCTGCACCAACAGATAGGATTGCACCCACCACGATACCACCGACTCCGAATACCGAAGCCATCTGTGAACCCTGCTGAGAGAATACGAGAAGGGCATTTTGACCGCCCTGAAGCTGAACCGCAACGTCCTGAATTTGGTACGAGAACAAGCCCAATCCCGCCCTAGCAGAGCGAGTAGCTTTAGGTGTCCTGCCACCTAGTTCGGTGTTAAAGTTTTTGCCAGTGGTTGTCACGCCACTGAGTTGGGCTTCTATCTTGGCAAGTGAAGCACGAAGCGCCTCTATTTCTAAAGATGCTTTATCGTCTGCCTCAATCCTGATTTTAGCGGTGGTGACTGCTGCCATTTTGATTTACCTTCAATTGATTTTGCTTCTCTTTAAAGTAGGCAAGCCACCCGTTAAATTCTAGGACAGGCATTGATTCTATAACACTGAGGGGTTGACCAAGAATTTCAGCCAACTGATACCTAACAAAGGCTTCAGTCGGCTTACGTTCCTGATCTATCATCCGTTTTTTTCTGTGTCTTCCTCAATGCTATCTTCGTCTGTTCCAAGCACAAAGTTGCCCATTCGTAAGACTATGTCTGAGTCAACCTCATTCATTAAGACAGGCTTGTCCTTACCTGAGAAAACATTATTCCCATCGGCATCCAAAGCACATTCAATCAAAGCATAAACGTATAGAGAAAGCTGAGAGTCAACCTTCTTCGTTTTAGCCAGAATTGCATCCTTCTGACGCAAGGTTAAAGGTGTGCAGTAAATCTCAAAGCCCAATTCCTCGACTTTGAGACTACGCATTTTAGACTTCTTAACTGAGAAGTCGTCCTGAAGTAATTGAAGAATGTTGCTCATGTTTTATTAAGCCACCGCTGATTGGGTTAATGCGCCATTGCCTTCAAAAGAGAAGGAAACATCCTGCATAGCATCCATCGAACCAGATGTTGACATACTGGTGATAATTGCGCTGCCAGAGAAGTAGTTTTGACCTGTCGTATTGCCACCGAAGTAGAAGTTAAGCGACACTTCAGTACCAACTGCCAACTCTACTTGACCTAGGTCTGCTTCGTCAAAGAAGCCGTCACAAGAACCGCTCCAAGACTTTAGTCCTAGGGCTTTACGAGTGCGCCACTGGTCACCAAGAGTTGTATCCTCAAGGGTTTCACCTGACTGATCGATGCTCCAACCAGTTAACTCTCCAATTTGGACAGCACCAACGTAGACACTGCCCTCATTACCTGCGTGATTTGCCATGATTAAATCCTCAATTAAACAATCGTTTCGGGGTCTGCGACCAGTGTCCGATATTTGATAGTATACGCCATGTTCAAAGCATAGGCATCGTTATTTCCGACCACCGTCTTGGTAATGTCAGAAGACTCAAGATAGCTGTCATCAACACCTATCCCAAGATCGTAATCTGCTGCCATAGCTTTCTCAATGGCAACACAAAATTCGTCAGTCTGGTCATTCGCGCTGTTGCCCGATGCCAAGACGTATATCTCTGCACTGAGAGTCCTTGCCATACCACCTGCGGACTTGATCAAGGTATCCCTGCGTGAAGACTCTCTGTTTGTGTAAATGACGACAGCAGGTAGTTTAGCTTCGCTTAGAGCGTGCCACACGTTAGTGTGTACTCTGCCACTCAATATTGGCACAGCATTAAGAATAGACTCTATAGCAGCAGCTATCTGGTATCGACTATGACTCATGTAATATTACCTGAAATAGTCCTGCATTATCTTTTTCGTTGTTCATCACAACGTATGCCTTACCTTCTAAGGTAATTGTATCGTCCTGAAATAGGTCTGCCAAGTCATACCCAAAAAGCACGGGAGCAAAACCCTCTACTCCACCATGACCAACCTCTCTCTGAACGTATTCTTGATTCAGTATACCACGGAGAGTGCGACCATTATGGGTGAACACTATGCCGTGGTCATCCTCTGAAAAACACTCTGCTAGGTCATCATCAAAATCAATCGGCATGGTTTATCAACTCTGGTCGATCATTCTTTTTGGACTTCTTAACTGGTTCAACAGTAGACAGGTAGCCCAAATTAGAAAGTGAGACACCGATCTTCTTATCTGCTACAACGGATGCTCCCTTTTGGTATCTAACGCCCAAAATGGTGCATGGCTTTACTACATAATACTTCATTTCTTTCGCCCCTTGGAAGGCGCTTTTGGCTTCTCTTCTGCTTTAGCTTCTTTTTCAACAGTGGTATCAAATACAACTGCCATACCAATGTGAACAAGAAAAAGAGAGTCAGAACCAACAACGTCTCCGACTGATACTGGCTTCCCATTGTGGTTGGTCGCTTCCGTAATTTTCAGGGTGTATTTAGACATAACATATCACCTAAAGTTGTTAGAAAAAAGGGGGCGGTTAAGCCCCCCATCTATCTGCTATTACGAACCTACTACGAAAGACTTAGGGTTACGCAATGCAAGGTCAACAGTCTTGAAGATGATGTAACGTACACGACCTTTCAAGCTGTGAGTGTAAGGGTCTACGTTCAATTCCAGACCGCCCCACTCGCCCATCAACAAATCAGAGAAGTTGCCGAAGAAGTAGTCACCCGCATCGATCTGCGTAGACATGATACCTTCATAACCCTTGATTGTGGTTTCTGGCATGATGAAGTTGCCCTCAGAACCCGAAGCTTGCTTAGAGGTGGTAGAAAGATGTTCCCAACCATCTGCACCAAACACAAACTTAGGATTGCCGACCAAGGCGTTTTGAGCCATTACGGTCTTAACCATGTTGATCATTTCATCATAGCTTGGAGTGCTTGGTGACGTAAATGCTTTCAGGTTAACACCAGAAGCTGCCTTGATACCAGTTGGCTGACCTGCCAGACCTGTACCGTAGAACGCTGCCTTGTCCAAACCAAGAGCGATAGCCATTGCCAAGTCACCTTGGATTAAGCTGTCGATTGATGGAGTAGACTGCTGCAATGATCTGCGAGTAACTTCGGTGTAGCAAGCTGCATCTTTTGGAGACAGCGTGAACTGGTCGAAAGAAGGTTCGCTCTCAGAAGCATCGCTATCTTCAGCAGATAACCAAGACATTGTAGAACCGCTCAACTGACGAGGAATATCCACGTTGCCGACCAAACCTGACAATGTACGCATACCTGCACGAGCAGCAGCCATGTTGTTACGCATAACGTCAACAAAAGAACCCGCAGACAAGTCTGTAGAGGTAAGTGAAGCTGTACCGCCACCAGTTGACAAAGCACGAGAAAGGATAGCTTCAGGAATATACGCGCCACGGACTGAGAAGTCAGAACCGAAGCCCTTGGTAGCAGCATCAGATACTTCTAATTCAAAAGCAGCACGCTTCTGCAATGCACGGTCATTAGGATTGCTCAAAGCAGCCATCAGACGCACGAAAGAGTATTCTTTCAGGTCTTTGCTCTCAAGGTCAACCTTGCCGTCATGACGAGTGTCGATCTTGGCTTTGTTGTTACGCTCACCCACGACTGATAATGCTTCGTGTGAGAATTTGTCGTAAGACCAACCATCAGCGATAGCAGAACGCGACATATCGTCAAGGTCGTGCATTTCACCCATCTGGCGAATCTGGTTTATACGGTCACGCTCTTCCTTTTGGGCAGATGCGCGTAGATTTGACTCGTCAAAGGTCTTCGCTACAGGAGCAGCTTCTTCTTTGCGGGTTTCTTCAATGTTTTCTTTAGGCATGATTTTAACCTCAGATTGTTCAATTTTGTTTGTCGTATCGTCAGCTATTGATCGACCGACTCCAACGGTTGGGTCGAAAGGAATCGACACAATGGATACTTCCAAAGGTGTCCAATCGGTAACACGGTAAGTATCCGCAGCACCGTCTTTGCCTTCTTCATACTCATACTTGTCAATCTTGTACCTGACGGACACGTTTTTGCGAATACCGTCCTTAACATCGTCAAAGAATTCCTGACCCTTGACGCTTCGTGAGAACTTCAACACTGCCCTACCGACACGGTCACTATCAATACGGGCAGACTCAACTACCCCCACTTGATGCGCTATGTCGTGGTCAGCTAATACAGCCCCACCGCTATTCAAGCGGTCTAGCCTTACGCTAGAAGGACTGTGATCTAGAATTTCTACACCATACCATCGTTCCCCTGCAAACTCGGAACTAAAGGCAACTTCAATTGTCCTGTCGTCTTCGTTGACAGTAGAATTGTCGATGACCATATCCCGTTGCAGTGGCTCTTTCCTAATATCGACTTTAGGCATTTTTATTTGCCCCCTTTTTTGAAGTCGTTTTGCTGTCCGATTCGTCTTCACCAACATCTTCAGTATCAGCAACAGCCTTACCTGATTTGTCGATGATAACGCTTATTCCCAGTGCTGCCAACTTTTCGTTTTCGGCAGCTATTTCCGCGAACACATCATCTGGGTTATCACCAGATTCTCGGATTATCTGAGACCTGCTCTTTAGCTTATTATTGATAGCCTCAACAGCAGCTTTTGAGTCCTTCGCAGGGTCAACCCACTGCCAACGTCTAGGTTGGTATCTGGCAGGTAGGTACTCGTCAGCAGACTTAAATAGGTTCTTGCCGTTGATCTTGATTGAGTTATTTAGTATAGCATTTGCTATCCAACGGTTTCTAACCTTTTTAATAAAAGATCGGATAAACCAGTTTTGCAGCTTCTTGTAGCCGTCACGCTCGTCCAACACTCCCGCACGGATTGAAGAATAGTTTACATCTTCCAAATCGTTAGCGATTGTCGCATAGCTAATATCCCAACCTGTGGATACTGCACGGAGGTTCGACTTCTTAAAAGCTGCATACATTTCATGCGGGTACTTGGGGTCAAACGACTCAAGTTTACGACCTCCAATATCCCAGATAGCCCCTGCTTCTACAGACTCAAGAGAGTTGCCCATAGCGTCTGTTTCGCCAGAGTAGCTGTCGTCAATAGAATCGTCAGAAGATAGAACAGCCATCTTGGACGCACCCCAACGGGCAGCAGTGATAGCAGCTTCATCGTAAGAGTCAAGAGCCTTAACTTCTTCCAATGATGCGTGAAACCAAGGAATGCCACGGCTCTGGTTGGCGTAGTCGCGCACGAAGCAATGTATGATGTACCGAGCCTCAACTGTATAGCCGTCACCAGAATTGTAATTACCCTCGATACCAAGGTGTTTGAAGTGGTATCTGGTAATCTTGCCATTACTATCTCTTTCAACGCCCAGACGGATGCTAGAGCCATCTGTACGCTGCTCATTCTTTGCTACGTCAAGTAATTCGGAGTCGATGAAGCTGAGTTGCATTCCGTACTTGCCTGACTCTCGACCTTCATGGATTCTGACGATGAACTCACCGTCTTGGGGGGCTGTGGTGATGCAAAGGTCTTGGAAGTCCAGAAACGACATCTGTTCCTCGAAGTCGCACTCATTTTCACACCAATCTTTCCACGCTGCGTCAATCGCATCGTTTGCCACCTTATCCAGTTTGACCTTGTTTCCAGAACCGAGGGTTGTCGCAGTATGGACACCGATACCGTCTGCTCCAACCACGTTCTTCCGCAACACCATGACAGCTTTCTTGCCGTAAGGATTGGTTCGCACTAGGTCGCGTGACCTAGCCCGTAGAGAATGTAGTTGGTGCTTTAGGTATGAGTCGACAGAGGCTGACTGAGTAGTCCATCCGCTCAGAAGCCTATCTACGTTGTTGCTGTAGAAGCCACTACGTTGATTAATGTGAGGGTTTTTGCCATGAGCAGAACCACCTTCCCGTGTCGATTCAGAAGTGGCGCTAGAGCCACCGAATAGCCAATCAAATACACCCATGCTTATACACCCAATCTGACTAACGTGTTAGATGACTTTACGGACTTTCCTGCTTTAATCCGTGAAGCCCTGCGCTCTAAACTTACCTTTCTTGCATACACTTTTTCTAGCATCACCAACTCTTCAAAAGACCTTCTGCTCAATGAGCGACCCGCGATTGAATAAGCTTGCTGCTCTTTCGTTGCTGACTTTTCTATAGTTGCCCTGATTGCAATTAAGGTTTTGTAAGCATGGGTAGGGTGAGACGAAGAATGCCCAGATGCTAATGGAGATAAAACGTCAATAAAGTCAGAAAACACAACGGTACTCTTGCCATCAGACTTCCTGACAATCTTCGCATCAAAGTGATAGTAGCCATGCTCAGAATTGTTTGGGCTTTCCCACTCCACAACGAAAACGCCATCAACATTGGCAGCAGTTATAGCGAATGATGAGCCTTTCTCATCACGGTTAATGAATGTGTAAATCAAATCGTATAGGGCGGGGTCGTAGGTCTTTGATAGTTCGGTTCTTTTCCAAGTCCATAGGCTATAAAGTGTAGCCGATTCTGGCTCAACTTCTGGGTAGTTTTTAATGTCGAATTGGTTTATAAAGGTCATCGTCTGCTCACCCAGTTAGACTTTCTTTTACGAACAGGAGCGGTAGGTCGCCTCTTCAAAGTATCTAAGGGCTGTTCTTCCTGCTCAGGATTGTCACCATTATCCACTACCTTAACAGCCTTTTCCAATAATTTATTGACATTAGGCTTCAGGATAGCGTAGCAAGCTTCGTTGTAGACATGCAAGTCCAACACCTCGTTACGCTCGCGCAGCTTAGACCAAAAGAACTGGGGCTGTCCACGAACCCATTTAGTCTTCCGCTCTTCCGATAGCAACTGTGAGAAAAACTCGTCATCAACATCAGCAGGGAAGTGTATCCTGCCAGAAGAGCCATCTGCGTGAAGATAGTTCATTAAAATCAAGTCCTTGGCACTGTCAACTCCGACCAAGTACAGGGAAACACGCTGATTACCAACCTGCCTCGGCTTGGATGCGATAGCACCGTAATATTCGCTTGAACCCTTGATTGCAAATACCCTTCTGCCCTGCCTTGGCTTGACGAAGTTGTACACCATATCACGCAAGTAACCTGAGTCGACTGCGGTACAGGCTATCTTCATTTCACTACCACGGACTGTGTAACCTTGCAGCAGAAAGTCGTCCAGTTCGCGCCATACGTCCTGCCTGACAGGGTCACCCCAGATAATACGCAACTCAATGTTCCACCGCTCCTTATTCTCGCCCCAACCTTGGGTAAGCACCTCTAAGCGGTCTTTCTGTACGTCAATCGCAGCGGTAATGAATAGAATTTCGTCTGGCAGAGAGCGTGAGTCATAGCTTTCGCGCCTAGCCATCATGTCCTCGACTCGCAGGTTGGACGACTCGCCCTTTTCTTCCCATGTTTCAGCCAGTGAGGTGTTCACAAACGTCTTCAGCGTCTCAACATCCTTCGACATTTCTAGGAAGTCGGTAGCTATCTCCGACCATTTTGACCAAGGGGAGTACAATTCGTTCAGATGGAATCCCGCCCTGCCATTAAACTTGGCTGTGGCACGCCACTCACCGCCCTTCAGCATGATGTGCTTCTTGTTTGGGCTGATTATGCACCCGTTATCGCAGACATAGAACGTCTTGCTAGGCTCTTTTTCGCCATGATCGTCCTCTGGGATAACGATATTTGACCACTTCAGGGTCTGCATGTGGTTGCACTCAGGGCATGGAACGTAGTAATAACGCTTGTCCGACAGATTAAACTCTTTCTCGATTCTGGAATGATGCTTGATTGTCGGGGTACTGGTCAGAATTATCTTCCTGTTCCAGAAGGTTTTGGTACGTTTACGAGCCAAGGACACTGGGTCACCTTCCGTACCTGCTGACACTGGGTATCTGTCGACCTCGTCACACAGAACAATGCGAATTGGGCGCGATGCCAAAGATGCAGGGCTGTTAGCGCCCGCCATAGTGATATGCCCACCCGCAAAGACTTTGTGTCGAATAGTGTTGCCAGAGGTCTTTGACTTTGTGTCCTGCACTTTCCCACGAAGGACAGGAGTGTCTCGCACCATAGGGGCTAATCGGTCTTTCGACCAAGTGTCTGCCATTTCCAGAGTTGGCTGTAGGCAAAGCATTGGTGACGGGTCGTGATCGATGTAATAGCCGACAATGTTGTTGATCAATTCTGTCTTTCCGACCTGTGCAGAAGTCATGGCGACAATGGTGTGAGTCATTGGGTCGTTGACAGCATCCATCATGCCTACTTGGTATGGCGCTCTATCGTTCGACCACTTACCTGCCTCGGATGAAGACTCTGACGACAGCACTCTGTTAAGAACTGCCCACTCGGATACCGTGATGTCAGGTGGTGGACACCAAGCGTCACTCGCTACCTGCTGAAGTATCTGCTGCAATAACGGCTGTGGCAGGTATTCCGTCTCCGCTAAGTTCGTCAAGACATTCATGTATTGCCCTCGTTAAAATTAAGTCTATCTCTTCCGCACCATCAGCAGTAAGCAGCACTGTAGAAAGCTTTGTTGGCAGCGATAGCATCTTGGCCTTTGCATTACGGATATGCTCTGCCCAGTGATGCTTAACGTCTTCTACACGACAGACCTGACCGTTCAAAATGTTTGTTTCTATCTCAAGCTTCTTGCGTCTGGCTTGGTTTAGTAATGCGGTTTCCTTCTTAATGTCCAGACCTTCTTCATTCTGCCCTTCGTTATCAACGAGGAACTTGACGACATCTGACATATAGTAAAATGCTCTGTCGCCACTACCTGCGTGCTGAACTCGGTGGGGCGGTAATCCTCGAATGCGAAGCCTCATCGTCTTCGGGTCGCAGTTGAATTCTCTGGCTAAACCTGTTGCTGACCATTCTGTGAGTGGTGAGGATTTATTGGTGGTGTTAATTGCTGACCTATTGGTATCGCTCATGTGTCTAATTGTCCAATAAATAGGTTTTTTGGGTGTAGCGCACTATCACTGGTGTGTTACCCAAATTGGGTAAATCATACCAATGTATTCGTTTGTCATAATTTCGTATATTTTATATTCTTCTTTTGTTGGTTGTGTTTTTCGGACTATAACAGTTTTTCTGTGCCAACCCTCATTAAAAATCCCAATAGCGATGTTAATATTTTTTCATATAAGAATCAAACATGCGCTTCACAGGCAAATCCACTGTTCTTTCTAGTTTCCCTAGACGAATCGCCTATCCAGGCTACCCATTTCGTAGACGAATCGTCTAAAAATAGTCCATTTCGTAGGTGATTCCACTGGGGCATGGTGCTGATAATATTAGGATTTACTAATTTCCATGTATCTAAAAAAATACCGCAGTCCGAATCACCCGTGGGGCTAAAATCTCCAGACAGTACCTTTTTTGTTTTATGCCTGAGACATCGTAGGACAGCCTGAGACAGGCGTTTATAGGTCGACCAATGGCAATGCATAGATTTAACAAGCGCCTCTCAGAGCGCCTCTCAGAGCCTCACAGGGTGGGCGTTGGTCATTATTTGATCAGGTTCGCTGGTCATTTTTTGATCAATACATGATAGGACACGAAAGGACACGAAAGGACAGGACAGGACACGAAAGGACACGAAAGGACAGGACAGGACACGACAGGACAGGACAGGATAGGACAGGACAGGACAGGATAGGACAGGACAGGATAGGACAGGACAGGACAGGACACCCTGCCTTTTTTATACAGTGCATCAACGCGGTATAAAGTGGGGTGCATCAACGCGACAGGACAGGACAGGATAGGACAGGATAGGACAGGA